GTAAGCTGCCCAACCAACAGCAGTACCGGGCCGACCGCTGCCACAATCAGGGCAAACCAGGTAATACTGGTTTTGAGCCATTTAGGTAGACCCATGAATCCTTCGATGAGCCCGCGCACGGCATTGCTGATCGCCTTAATCTTCGGGGCGATATCGAGATCTTCCCAAAGGTCAAACCCCAGCTCCGCCATGGTGCTGCGCAAAGAATTCCCCATCTCTTTGAACACGCCAAAAATGCTTTTGCCCTGGCGATCCATGGCATTGGCGAAACGGCCTCCGTCCTGAGTCAGCCCCTGCAGTGCTTTTTTATATTGATCGAATGTGATCTTGCCCTGCGCCGCGAGGTTCCATACCTGCTTTTCGCTTTTGCCCAGCTCTTTCGCCAGCTCTGCCACGATGGGAATATTGGCTTTCATCATGGCGCTAAGATCGCCGTCGCTCACTTTGCCCGCCTTGCGCAGCTCGACATACTGATCCGTCAAAGCGGCCAACGATTGGCGACTGCCAGCCGCCACGTCACCCAACACGGCAAGGCGGGAATGAATCTCCTCCATACTGTAGCCCGCCGTTTCCAGCAGCTGCACGGCATTGGCAAGATCATCGGTTCCAAACCCATCGACATAGCGCTGCAGCGATTGCACAAAGGCGCGCGCCTGGTCAGCCCCACCTGCCAGATGTTCCATTTGCATGGCCAATTGCTCGACCTGCCCAGCCGAACGAATCGACAACGCCCCAACGCCAATAATGGGGAGCGAAAGCCGCGTGGTAAGAAAGCCACCAACCTCAGCGGCCTTCTTACCCGCCTTGTCCAGGCGCTCTGCCAATTCGCGGGCACCGGCGGTGGCTGCACTGAACATGGCACGGAGCTTCGTCGTCATCGCCTGAACGGGCGCAGTCAGCCGGTCAACCGCCTCCAGAATCAGTTTGAGATTCAGCCCGTTCATTGATTTTTCTCGCTTGCTCAGTCCACCACCGCACTTCGTCCATATCCATGCCCATCACTTCGGCTGCGGCGAATCCGAAGAAATGCGCCACCCCTGCTATGAGGTCGGCCCAGTTAGCAGGGACGAGTTTAAAAAACTTTCAGCCTCCTGCGTGAACCGGGCGACATCATCGAAGTCGAGGCGATCAAAAACGCTCACATGCTCGCCGGTCAGGCGTGTAAACATCATGATCAGCACCTGCTCCTCGTCATTCTTCACTCGCAGCAGCGCACGGAGATCGGCCCCATTGGGGCGACGAATGGTAAGCTCTGATACTTCTTTGATGGTTTCCGTGCCATTGACACGCAGCGGAACCTGTACCGGGTGATCAAGCTGCAGCGTCAGGCTACCGTCAGGGTTCGCGCAGCGAATACGGAGAGCCGCTTCTTCTGTGGCTGCTACGATATCATCAAGCGGGTAAATTTCACTTTTAGCCATCGACCACCTCCTCAGCGGCATCGCCGCTGAATTCCAGCGGCGCTACGCCGCCGGAGTCGCCATCGGACACCGTCACCGCACCCGTTTGCACGGCATTGCGCACGATGTAGGAGCGGCCAGTGTCAGCAATAAACTGGATTTCGGCTTCAGCGATTTGTGCCAGCGCCACCAGCGAAGTTTCTTCGGTGACCGGCACCGAGCAAAGAACGCGCGCCGGTTGAAGATTCTGGCTGTATTTGATGCTGTTGGTGAAGCTGCGCGAAACATTGCGCAGGCCACCCACTTCCAGCTGGGCACCCGGCAGGGAGTCGTAGAACTGGCCGTCGATGATAATCTGCGCCCGGCCAAAGATTTTGCGGTTGGACATGAGGGGTTGCCTTTCTCGTTGCGATTACAGGAGGAATTCCACCTTGCCCGCGAAGACGCGGAACTGGTTGATGATATCCGGCGGAATGATGGCGTTGATGCGATTGCGGTCGGCGGTATCGCGCTCTACCAGCAGGTCGGTCTTAAATTGTTCCGCTCCCTCAACGAGGCCATTTTCTTCCCACAGCTTAAAGCGCGCGATCAGGGCGTTACGGATAATCTTCGGTGTAACAATCGCCTGGCCCGGCCCAAAGTTTGTGCCGTCATCTGCCAGTTTGTAGCGAGGGAAGCGTTGGTTAATCAGGATGCGCACATCGTAACGCAGGTAAGAAAGCGTCTTCAGCGTCTCGATGTCGAGATAGGATGGATCGGCAGCGCCAGCAGTATTCACTCGGTAGCCAGTGATCACGCGCTCGATGCGCACCGTACCATCCACATCGACGGTAAAGGTGCTGATGCCATGGAATAGCAGTATGTTACGCTCACTCAGGCTGAATCGATCCGTTACCTTCGGGGCAAGAATTCCGGGCAGCTCGAGGCGCTGCACTGGACGTGCGGGGTCGATATCGCTGCGAGATGCGCATACTGCCCCAAGCGAGGCCGCCCATTCATACGCCGGAGTCGGTGAACCTTTGGCACCAATAGCCGATACGTGCGCGCTATTGCGGCCATCGCCCTTGGTGACCAGACCAGCATGGGTATCTGCATAGGCAATGTACCCGTGGCCATCGATCATCTTCATCGGCCCGAAGCGATCTTCGAGCTGGCTTTCCAAGACTACCAGATTGGCTGTGTCGCTGTAAGCACAGATGATATCGGTGTACCATTCATCGCCAATGGCAGTGAATACAGCCGTCAAATCCGGGTTGCCGGTGCCGCCAGTCATGGCCGTGAAGGTAAGCGTAACGCCTGCGGGCAGGGTTTCGTCCTGGTAGTAATTGACGCGCAGGTCGAGGCCGTTGCCATTCAGCCCTTTGTGGCGCGCGGTCAGATCCACCTGCGTGGGGGTTCCACCGTTTACGGCGGCCGTCACCGGCAGCGCCGCGTTTGCGTTGATCGCGGCCGCAATCGCGGCGGCCACGACAGATGCGGCGGCGGCAGCGGCCACCGCCACCTGAACGCGACGGCCAGCAATGTAAAGGTTAATGGTGCCCGCCGCGCTTGCCGGCCCACCAACAGTGATGCGGCCGGTGGCCTGCACGCCAGCAACCAGGTCGTCCTGTGCGATGGCCCAAACCTCGAGCATATCGTCGGCGGATTTGAACTTCTGCAGCATGTGGGTCAGCTGTGCGCCCGCACCGAAATACGCGGCTGCCTGATCGACCGAAGTGATCAACAACGGAGTCAGCGGGGCGACGCTACCGGCGGCGAGCTTCTGGCCGATGACGAGCACTTTGGTCGGATAGTCACTCAGGCCCCGGTTCGCGCGCTCGTTCGAAATCTCGATATAAGTGCCCGGCGTGCGCAGGCTGACGGGAATGGAGTTAAACGAAATCGGCATGGTTATGCGCCTTTCTTGTTGGGTTTAACGGTGTCTTTAAGGGCCGGTTGATCGACCAGGATTGCGTCGCCATCCAGCAGGCGGCGCTCCCAATAAATGCTCGATTCCACCTCTGCGCCCTCGGCTGGAAGATGTGCCTTGCTGGCGGGGTCAAAAAGTTTGATGCCGTTGCGCGGGCGCACGGTGATTGTTGAGGCAGTCATGGGGTTGCTCCTTGCAGGGTGATGGTGTCGCGTGCATCCGCTTCGGCAGCGGGTAACGGTGGGGTAACATTGCCGTGGGGCGGGATATCCCAATCAGCATGGAAGGTCTTAAAGTCGTCCAGGCTGGCTGCGTCTTCCGGCCCAATGGAGAATACGGTTTCGACATCGATGGCGTACACACTGGCGAGCTGCGCCCCCGCCCGGTCATTCATCAACGGTCGAACGCCATTGATCACCACCGGCGAAATGGGCAGGCCAAGGGTTTGGCATGCCAGAAGCGCCACCATGTCCGTTACCAGCTGGTAGCTGCCAATAATGCCAGCTTTGCCATGGCGGGCTGCCTGCTCATTACGCAGGGATGTGGCACAGCAAATCAGCCCAAATGTTGCTTTTAGCGCAAACGACGTGCGCGCCTGCTGGTGCAGGGTCGCCCCGTTGAATGCCACCAGCACTGCGGGGAAGTCGTGAATGATACGCTCCAAGCCATCGGCGAATTCGCCACCATAGGTGGCAAGTTTCTTGAGCCGATAGCCCAACGCCCCTTCCTGGGCGGCGGCAATGCGGGCAATGATGGCATTTTCGATATCGGAGATCATTGCGTCATTGCCTCCACCCAGCCGCCAGCGATCTGCTCGATGCGCTGGCTGTCGTAAGCATTGATGCCAAGGTAGGGCCGGGCCGGAATGGTTACCTGCTTCACGCGAGTGAAGCCGCCATTCATGCCGCGAAATGTAAGGTAGCCGCCATTCTTGGCTTTAATCACCCCGCCGAAATGATGGATGCCGGCATACGCAACATTGGTTCCCCATGCGGCAAAGCTGGCGCTGGCTTGGCCAACGAGCGATTGAAACAGCCGCGCGCTCTTGCGCAAGGTCTGCCCGCCGGTGGCTCGGGCGCGGCGGCTTGGTTTCCAGTGCGCGCCGTCAGGAGCCTGCTGGTCAAGGAAGCGTTGCAGCGTGCTGCTTACACCGTAGGCCGCGATCGCGTCGAACAGCTCCTTACGCGCCGAAGCATCGGTAAGTTTACCGAGCAGCTTCAATAGGCGCTTTTCCCCTTCGTAGCGGGTGCTTACACCGTCCATTACCAATCCCCCCGCTTACGGCTGAATTGACGGTGGGACTCATCATAGGAGACACGGGCGGCGGCGGATTGCGGCTCATCTCCAGCCACCTCCAGCACTACGCTGCCATTCGAGATATTAGCAAGGGTGCGCAATGCGTCGTCATACGCGGCGCGGGTTTCCTCGGCATGGCGGCCGCGGTGTAAATCGAAATATGCGATGGCCGCACACAGGTTGCGCAGCAGTATAGGGGCCGGGTCGACAGGCGTTTTATAGCGACGGGCCACATACGAATTGATTAAGGCACTTGCCTCATCGAGCGCGGCGCTCAAGATGGCGGCATCGATCATGCCCGTCGGCTCCTCGGCCCGGTCGGTCAACTGGATGAGCTGCTGCTCATCATAGCGCCGAATCATGTCTGCTTGCGTTGCGTATGCCATGTGTATCTCTGTGTGTTGGGTGGCGGCCCAGAGCCCTGAAACCGCCACCCGTTGCTAACCAGTAGGAGCTGATTATGCTTTGTTGCCTTTGGCTTTCGCTTCGGCTTCTTTCTTCGCTTTGGCTTCTGCCGCGGCCTGCGCCTTTGCATCGGCCTCTGCTTTGGCCTGCGCCTTGGCAGCTTCAGTGGCCTTGGCTTTGGCTTCCGCCTTCGCTTTTGCGTCTTCGTCTTCGACCTCGATCTCAGACACCATCAGGTTATCCTCGGCCTTCAGGGCTTCGATCTGTTCTTTGCTGAGCGTATCGAGGCGCAAGATGGTTTCGGATTCGGCTTCAAACTTGAAGCCCGCGCGACGAAAGACGACCTTCCGCGATTTGATTTTCAGCGCTGCTGCCATGATTCCCTCCCTTAATCCAAGTACGGGGTCACGAGCAGTTCAGCCGTGCCGTAGTTGATGTTGTCCGCTCCGGCCGCATCTTTCTGAGCCAGCAAGAGCGCACGTGCAGCCGCCTCGTTCGACGGGCCAACCACTAGCAGGTTCGGGGTCAATGCCAGGCGCTTGCCTTTATCACCTTTGCGCGACATAATATTCTGGCGAGCGGCATTATAATTGGTGGCATTAAGCGTCTGCTTGGAGCCGAAAGCCAGCTGCCACAGGCCATAACCTGCTGCCGAGCGACCATCAACGCCATAGACAAACTCGTTCTTATCGAACACATGCTGATCAGTCGGGCTGTCTTTTGCCACCAGGACATAATCGCGGCGGTTTTGATAGATGATCGGCTTGATCGGGCGTGTGGTATCCATCAGGATCCACGCATTACCACTGCCGCCGCCGGTGTTTGATGCCGATTGCTCAACACCATTCTCATCGGTCACCGGGTGATCGGTATCAAAGAAATACTGGCCATCGTAGCATAGGCTGGTAAAGCCGTTACGAAGCAACTCATAGACCAGCTCGTCGGGTAAACGGGCTGCTTCATCGCCAAGGGTTTGCACCAGCGGCGTATATTGGCCCAGCACATCATCTTCAATATGCTCGCGCTTTACGGCGATGGTGTTCTCGAACGTCCGGTTCTTAATCGAGTACCCATGCTCTTTCAGGTTCTGGATTACACGGTCGCCGAGCCATTCACGCATACGCGGGAATTGGCCAAGCCAGCCGTATTTCTCTTCACCAGCCGAGCTGGTGATGACCATGCAGAATTTTTCATAGGTCGTTTCAGTAACGTTCAGCGCATTGACGAACAGCGTTTTGAAGCCGGCGCGCAATGCCTGAAGGGTTTGGCTATTGATAATCATGGTTCGTTTGTCCTTTCTTAGATGAAGCGAACCCAAACGCCGTTAGCGTCCACATCGTGGATCACGCCTGCAACGCTGCGGGTGTTGGTGCCATTGGTCAGCGCGACGGTCTGATCGTCGACGATGTAGCAATTGGTGGTGATATCCTTCAGACCGATCAGATCGGTGCTGGCCGAATTCGTGTATTGGTGAACGC